CGCCGTCTTGTGCATATCATTAGTACCTATGGTGTGTTTAGTAATAAGATGAAGGCAATTGAATTGTGTTTGAATCGTTTTGATACCGATACAAAATTATCTTTCATGGATTTATACACCAAGGTTGATGCGGGTGCTAATACTGAAACCTTAATGGCACAAACAATCGATTTACCTGAAGAACCTGCACCCGATAATACAATTGCACTATAATTATTTAACTGTTTCGGCACTTGACCCGGCGAAAGTCGGGTCTTTTTTCATATTTACCTTGAAAACGCTTGACAGCCCTATCGTAATCTGATATACTTATCTCATATTTGAAAGAACGGTCTCCTTTCAAATGATTTACCTTGTAGAGACCATATTTGGAGTATTTTGTAATGAAGTCAACTAAGCAAAAAGTCTTGGCATATCTTTCTAAAGATTCTGCCTATAACACATTAACCGCAGCTAAGATGCAATCTGTTTTTGGTATTGCTAATCCTTCCGCAACTATCAATGATTTGCGTAACGATGGTCATGCTATCTACTTGAATAGCCGTGTTAATTCAAGCGGTGAGAAAGTTTCTTTCTATCGTTTAGGTCAGCCTACAAAGCGTATGGTCGCTGAAGGTATTGCCGCTATCCGTGCTCAAGGTGAGCGTGCTTTTGCCTAAAATAGTTTAGGAAAAGTGGAGAGGAATCGATAAATAAAAGTGTCGATTCCTCTTTTTATTTTATGGGCATATTATGGAAATTAAAGTTAAGCTTGATGAATTAAAGCAAAATAAATTATTTGTCGCTACACCAATGTATGGCGGCATGGCTCACGGCCTATATGTCAAATCGTGTTTGGACTTACAAGCAACAATGGCCAAATATGGTATTGATACGAAGTTCTCATTTCTATTCAACGAATCTCTGATCACTCGAGCAAGAAATTATCTCGTTGATGAATTCCTCCGTTCAGAATGTACTCACTTGTTGTTCCTTGATTCTGACATTCATTATAATCCACAAGATGTATTGGCTATGATGGCATTAGATAAAGATGTAATTGGTGGTCCCTATCCTAAAAAATCAATTAATTGGGGTAACATCGCACAAGCAGCCAGAAACAATCCCGATATGGATCCAAAAGAATTAGAAAAACTTGTTGGTGAATATGTATTCAATGTGGTACATGGAACAAAAACATTTCAAGTCACCGAACCTTTAGAAGTTCTTGAAATTGGTACCGGTTATATGATGGTTAAAAGAAAAGTATTTGAGAAACTTGAAAAAGCATTTCCAAATATTCGTTATAAACCAGACCATGTGGGTCAAAAACATTTTGATGGCACTCGATACATTCATGCGTATTTTGATACAGTCATTGATAGTAAAGATTCTATCACAGGTGGTGGATCTGATCGTTACTTATCGGAAGACTACATGTTCTGCCAAATGTGGCGTAAGATTGGTGGAGAAATTTGGTTGTGTCCTTGGATGAAAACTCAACACATTGGATCATATCCATTTACCGGTGATATGCCTGCTGTTGCAGCTATGACAGGTAAATTGTAATGGTTGGTATAGCTGAAACTGTTAAAGATTCACAAACAGCCACAACTGGTGGTCGTAAGTTTGATGGCGGTAAATTACAGTATGGATTATTACCGCCAGCAGCATTAAAAGCAACAGTAGAAATTCTAACATTTGGTGCAGAGAAATATGAACCAAATAATTGGAAACATGTTCCAGATTCTAAGCGAAGGTATTTTGATGCTATGCAAAGACATATATGGGCATGGAAAGAAGGAGAGCAAAACGATGTTGAATCAGGTAAACACCATTTAGCACATGCTCTTTGTTGCCTCATGTTTCTGTATGAACATGATACAATATATTCTGTTGATGATAAATCTTAATTATGGAGTAATAAATGAAACTATCTACACAAACAATTGGTGTATTAAAGAATTTTGGTACAATCAATGAGGGTATTTACTTTAAAAAAGGTAAAGTTCTCAAAACAATTTCCAAAAACAAAAACATTCTAGCTGAAGCTACTATCGTAGAAGATATTCCTTCAGATTTCGGAGTAGAAGATTTAAATAATTTTCTGTCAGTAATTAGTATGCATACTGATGATCCGGTTTTTGAGTTTGATGGAACTAATGTAATTATTAATGGTAACAAAGGTCGAAGCAAACAGAGGTATCGCTATTGCCAGCCTTCAATGATTGTTATGCCTCCAGAGAAAGCAATTACGCTTCCTGATCCGGAAATTACTTTTGATTTATCTACTGAAGATTTATCATGGGTGATGAAAAGTTCGCAGGTGTTGAATACACCCAATGTCGTAATTGAATCTGATGGTTCAACAATCAATATTGTTTCGAGTGATTTGAAAAACAATTCTTCACATACTGATGCGTTAGAAGTTGGTAAAGGTAATGGTGATAAGTTTAAAATGGTTTTCTTAACTGAACACCTTAGTAAAGTTTTAACTGGTTCTTATACAGTACAAATCTCATCTAAAGGATTGGCACAGTTTCAAAACAAAAATGTTCCACTCAAGTATTGGATAGCAACAGAAACAGGAAGTACCTTTACAAAAGGTTAATGAGTTGTAAATTTGATTTTTTTATATTATATTATGAGGTATTTTGATGGAACATTTATTGTGGACAGAGAAGTACAGGCCGCAAACAGTAGAAGAATGTATTTTGCCAGAACGGATGAAAAAGCCGTTTCAGGAGTATGTTAATCAAAAAAACATTCCAAATCTCCTTCTTGCTGGTGGACCTGGAGTAGGTAAAACAACAATAGCAAAAGCCATGTGCAACGAAATTGGTTGCGACTACATGGTTATCAACGGGTCTGATGAATCAGGTATTGATACATTTCGGACTAAAATTAAACATTATGCATCATCAATGAGTTTGGCTGGCGGTAGAAAAGTCATAAGTAATTGTTCTTTCATTTTTACTTGTAATTTTAAAAATCGTATTATAGATCCACTCCACAGTCGATGTGCAGTTATTGAATTCAATTTAAAGAATGGTGAGAAGGACAAGATGGCCACTCAGTTCTTTAAACGAATACAGTCTGTTTTGCAAAGTGAAAAAGTAGAGTTCGAAAAGTCAGTTATTGCGGAATTAATCAAAAAACATTTTCCTGATTTCCGCCGTGTTTTAAATGAGTTGCAACGATATTCTCAATTCGGAGTAATCGATACTGGCATTCTTGCTCAGATTGGTGATGTACCACTTAAAGAGATTGTAAAATTCATTTCTGAAAAAGATTTTGGTGCAATTCGTAAATGGGTTGCTTCTAATGATATGGATTCCACAACATTGTTTCGTAAACTTTATGACATGATGTACGAAGTATTAAAACCGCAATCTATTCCTCAAGCAGTTATTATTCTTGCTGACTACCAATATAAGTCCGCTTTTGTTGCAGATCAAGAAATTAATACTGTTGCGTGTTTGACCGAACTAATGGTAAATTGCGAGTTTGTATGATGATTATGTCTAAAGAACAAATGATGAATGAACTTGGTTTGTCTGGTGAAAAAGTCATCATTAATATGTTAAGTGAGTTAGGTTGTAAAATTCAAAGTTCAATTAATAAATTTGACAATAGAAAAGATTTAATGGTTGATGGTAAATATACAGTAGAAGTTAAAACTCAAGCACCATTTTTTAAGTTGAATTGTTTTACATTTACACCATCACAATTAAATAAATGTCAAAATGTTGATGTTTTATATTTTATTTCTGTACCTCATCCAAAATTCAAACATTTTTCTGATGGATGGATTTATAGAGTTGAACCAAAGAATTTTACGTTCAGTAGATGGATTGATAAAAAAGGTATTCCTAGAATTTTAGTTCCTATAAAACAAGATTCTCTAATAGCTGTAAAAAAAATCAATCAAGAAGAAATAAGTGAGTTGCAAAAGTATATCACCACGGAATATAAATGATTCAATATATTAAACCCACCTTAGAATGGATTAAAGATGACTGGTATTCAAATAAGTTTCGTTTTGCTGTTGAGCTTATTGCTTGGTCTATTAGTATTGGTTGTGCGATTGCCATGGCTCTTACTGTTCCCAATCCTCCGTTACTCATTTTATATCCTATCTGGATTGCTGGTTGTGCTATGTATGCTTGGGCTAGTTATACTAGGAAATCATTTGGTATGTTGGCTAATTACTTGTTATTGGTGACGATTGATGTTATTGGTTTAGTTAGAATGTTATAATATGATGACAAGAAAAGTTTCCAAGAAACTGATCAATCTCATCAAAATGAACGCATTAAGTCGAGATGCTAATGGTGAATTTACTATAATCAAATCGTCAACCAATAAAAAAAGAATGATGCACGATTCTTCTGGCATTAGAGCAGGATCTTTACCTAATAGTAAAGTTTGGATTCCAAGCAAACTATATTTGGATGAAAATGATTTAGAGCAAATTTGGCAAGAGCAAAATGAATTGTGTTATTGGTTTAAAATACCTTTAGATTTAGAATTAATCTTCAACAATCATCCAGAGTATTTTCCAAAACATCCTTTAGCTCCATCTGTGGACAGAAAAGATGATAAGTTAGACTATACTAGAGATAATGTGGTGATATGTTGTAGATTGGCCAATTTTGGCAGAAATATATACCCTTTTGATAAATTCCACGATGTTATTGGTAAAGTAACATCTAAAAATATACATACTAATTATGAACCCATTTGACTATGTTAATGAAATATTGCAAGGTAAAAAACAGTTAATTGTTGATGAAGCATCCGAAAAAGCATATGTACCATTTTTGACAAATAGATCGTTATCGTATCATTTAGATTGCATTATGTATGCAAATGAGATGAATAGACGGCATATTATTGATTCCAAACTGCAAAATGACTTTTTACTAAATACCGTTAGGTCTAAGAAAAGACCATTTGCTAAGTGGGCTAAAA